AAGGCCAATAATGTATGTGTCTTTTGGCATTTTGCGGATGGGCTGTAGGGTTTCTTTTAGCATGGAAAGCAGCGGCACTTGCCGGATTGCTGCCGGGGTTTTGCCATAATCCCTTATCACAGCGGCATTGCCCTTGTGCTCTATCGTTTTTGTGATGTGGATGATGTTTTTATCAAAGTCAATATCACGCAGCTGTATGGCGCACATTTCGCCCTTGCGCTCGCCAGTGCAAAGATAAGCCACCGCAGGGAGCGCATCGGGGTCAAGGTAATGTTCCTTTACCACTGCCACTTGCTCGTTTGTAGGGGGCTGTCGTTTGCCCTTATGCAGGCCGCGCGGCATTTTAGTTTGCGTTGCCGGGTTTACATCTCCGCGCCACTTTGGACTGTCAATCCAATACTGGAAGATGTTGTTTATCACCGTCTTTTGGTTTGATACCGTTGTGGCAGCCCGCCCGGCCATTTCAGGCCCGCGCAGAAATTCCGCGATCATGTAAGGCTCAATTTCCCGCATGTGGTATTCGCCAAACTCGTCAGTAGCCCGCTTAACGGCAGGCAGGTAGCTTTTTTGCGTTCCGCTTTTCATGCCCTGCACAACGCGGATATATTCTTTTGCAATTTCGCTGAACAGCGGCCCAGCATTTGAACGCTCTTCTTCAATTCGTTCCTTTTCTTCCTGCTCTTCTTTGGCATCCTCAATCTTTTCCCAGACCTTTGCGGGCGTATTGGCAGAAAAGGTTTTCCAAACGCCACCTATCATCTCTTTGCGCTGGTATCTTCCGTCTTTTCGGTGAAAGAGCCCAACTGTCAAATCCTTTTTCATCTTGCAGCCCTCCAAAAAATGTTTTATAATGAAACCGTCAACTTTTCATGTTGACGGCCCTTTATCCCTTGCTGGTGCGTCACCACCGGCAGGGGATTTTTGCTTTATATGTACCTCTCAAAATACTGTAGTGTGCTATATCGGCACAATTCCTTATTTCTTGGCACATCTAGCCGTGCTGCAGCCTTTTTATAATCTCTTATATACTGTTCCATTTTTTGCCGTACAATAAACTCTTTTCCTTTTAGAGAATTAAATTCATCTTGCCGGATGTGCGGCCTTTGGGAACGATTTATATATTCAGATTTAGTTATAACAACGGCTTTTGAAAAATCCAGACCACAGCCTGCTGCTTCGTTTGTCCAAAGCACATGCTTGTGCTTTATGTGTGACCGCATGGGCACAGCAAACAAAACCCCGTTTATTTTTACGCATATCCTTATGTATGGACGTGTTGGCTTTTGCTCTATTTCGGCGCAGCCAATATAATCCTGATAAAATGATTCGGACAAATAAATGTAATCCAAAAAAGAATGCCCCCTCAAATCAATGAGGGGGCGGCTCTTCAATCGAGCTTTCTTTATTTTCCGTTCGTGGCGCTCTACCACGAAGTCAACACTTGAGCTTTCTTTTTCCCGCGACAGCCGCGCTCTACGGCTGTATCTTCGCAAGTTTCCTTGCACCCTCATTATAATAATTCTATTTTATCTTTGCAATGGGTTAGACAAAATTCGGCAAGAAACTTGCCTTTTTTATTTTTCCCTTGCGTTATATTCGCCGTTGCCTGCCAGAACGGCAGCTTCTCCGGCTTGCAGGCATATTTGCAGGCGGTCAAAGTCCGGCTTGGTGCTTTTTGGGCAGGGGTCATTCCCAGTTGCGGTATCTATCCGGTAGTTCTGTATTACGGCCTGGCAGACGCGTACACGGCTTTTCATGGACGTATGAGCGTTAGCGCATAACAAGTCTATCTAGCCCGCCCAATCGCTTCCATGTGCCCCACACAGGATATACAGCAAACGGCGCTTGTACAGACCCGGCATCTGGGCGATATAATCAGAAAGTGCCTTGTCTACCTGCTCGTCCGTCCAGTTTGGAGTATCGGTATCGCTGAATGCAGACGGCATCCAGATGCGCTGCAGCCAGCGCCAGGGGGATTGTTTGCAGACGGCGAACCACATCAACAGATCATCGTTTCGGATAGGGGAAAGCCCTTCTTCCCAGTTGCGCACCGTGCGGATGTTCACATCCATCTGCCGGGCTACATATTCTTGCGAAAGCCCGGATTCCAACCGGCACTGCGAAAGAATAAGTCCTTCACGTTCTCTGAAATCAGCTCTACTTTCCATTTCATCACCCTCAATTTTTTACATGTTTTGCGCTCTAAATGCGGTAAGATTTTTATACAACAACAGTTAAGGAAATATAAAGAAAAAAATATTCAAAAAATGCCATGGAAATAAATGGAAGCCATGGCATAAAAAACATGTTAAGATTCTTACTGTAGTCAAAAAACACAGGAGGAATCAACAATGAATAACGTGGAACGTCTAAAGAATTACCAAAACCGTAATGCGGCAACCATTGAAGCCTTGTATCGCGCTGTGCTGCAAGACCGAGCACGGAGGGAAAACAGCCATGAAACTGCCTGATTTAACCACCCCACCAAAGCATGGACGCAAAAGGCCCAAAAAGCGGGCAGTAAAGCGCAAAACCTGAAATTTGTGCGTTTTGCCAATTGACCGTTACGGCAATCTGTAATAAGATGTAAGCACAACACAAAGTTGTCAAAACAACAACTTACAACTGATGCGGGGAAGAACAATGACTGACATAGAAAAGCAAATATCAGCAACCAAACTGGCAATACAACTCTGTGACCAGCTGGGGATTGATTATACATATGGCGATAGGGGATGTACATTAAATGGAGAACCTGTTCCCGATACCGGATTGTTATTCCCCGTAAAAATCCTTTATAAAGGCTATACTACAACGCCGGAATACGACCCATACGATAAAATCTATTACGGCAAGATTGATGGTATCAAAGATTTGGTTGACTATCACGCAGAAACCCTTGACAGCATCGGGCAAGCGATCATTGACTGCGTTGATAATTACATTGCGTTCTGCAAAGAGATTGGGAAAGATCCGGATATCCCTTACCGTATATAATCCGTTTCTTCAACCTGCTGTGCGGTTTCCTCTGTAGCGGGCCATGAAACAATGCTAACGTTCTTTGGGCCTTTATCGAGACTTACATGCAAAGAATAAACACTTATTGCCAAAGAAAACAGCGAAATAATAATAGGGATAACATCAATTCTCTTGTTATATTTTCGCTTTTCAACGTATCGCCTTAACGAACCTGTCACGTGAAGAATACGCTGCTCCAAATCCGCTTTTGTAAACTGAGCAAGATCTTTGTCAGTAGCATATTTTTTATCTTTCGTACAGATATTAGCGTAATTCTGCTTTGCGAGGAACTTCAAAAAGTATTGTTCCTCTGAATTTGAACCGTATCTTTTGAAATAATCGGATATGTAAAAGTCCTGCTTTTTGCACATCCACTTTAACTTTCTGTAGGTTTTGTTATCAATAAAACTGTCAAAAACCTCAATATCTAAATTCATTATACACCCCACAAGGAGAAAAAACATGTCAGACGAAAAAAATCAGAACCAGCCGGATGAAAACATTCTGGCCGCATACGAGAAGATTCGGCGCTTGGGCAATATCCAGAGCACCATTTTCACCATTGCGGATTACCTTTACATTGCCGCATGGGTATGGTTTGGGCTTACAATTCTGCTTTTTATCATTGCAGCTACTTTGAAAGGATGAAGAACATGATTAACGAAGATTTTCTGCGCCGCGAGATGAACGACATCAAAGCATCCAATGGATACACCATTGGCATGTTGTTGCTGGTACTTCTGCCCATCGGGCTGAGTATCGTAATGCAGCTAATGATTCTCAAGCTGATTTTGGCCTGAGTGACAGTGATAGGAGGAACATATGCAAACAAATAAATATACTGCGGCAGAACAGGCGGAAAACATCAGCAAGCTAATTGCAATCCTGCATACCTTTACGCCGGATCAGCTGGCGGATTTTGCATCCGCTGCGCAAGATCTAATAGCAAAACAGTAAAATCCGGGTTCTGCAAGCAAATAGAAATGAGTTTTTGAATGTTTTCGGGCAAATCGGATATAAGCTCACCGCCTTGTGCGGTGGGCTTTTCTTTCTTGCTTGGCTTTTCGGGATCATCTCCCCGGAGTTCATCTACTGACACACCAAAGTAATTTGCGATAGTTTGCAAGTTTGCGTCAGTGACACCACCACCATTTTTCCAGCGGTTTACAGTAGTTTTTGAAATCCCCATTTTTTGAGCTGCGGGGGACGGCTTGGTTTTGTTTGCAGCGCAAAGAGCTACATATTTTTGGTAAAAAGTCACAGTGAACAAAACACCACCTTTGTGCAAGTTGCTAAAGTTACTAAAGTTTACACAAAAGCCTTTACAGTTAATAAAGTTACTGCTATAATATAGTCACGGTTGAAAAAGTTGACAAAACACAAAGCCCCGGCAACCTAATTGCCCGTGCCTAATGCTTTTATGTATCTGACAACTACAATATA